ATGTTTAACTGTTTTTTAAGTTGTTCGTTTTCTTCTTGCAGTTCTAAGACCTTGCCATAGATTTCTGCTTTTGTAAATTGTTCCATAGTGCTAAGATAACAAAAAAATTTTAAACAAAAAAAAGGCAACATTTCTGCTGCCCTTCTTAATAAAACAATAAAAACAAAAATTACTGGAAAGTCTTTAGTTTTGCTTGGTAGTCATCAATCATATCCTGCAAGTCTTGACTACTAAACTTAACTATTTCTTTACTTTTCAAATATAAGTCATTTGACAGTTCCGAACCAAGAAAAATAGAATATTTATATTGTTCTCCCTGCTTAAACATATTACAACCTACACACTGGGCAAATACATTATCTTCATCCCACCTTGTAGAGTAATGTTTTCTACTCATAAAATGTCCTGCCTGTATGTTTTTCCAATGGTACTGCTTTCCACAAGTAACACAAGTACACATACCCCTTCTATCCGCACTACTTAGTCTTATATACTGACTAAACACCACATCTAACTTCTTTACTAATTTACTTCGTGTTGGTTTTTTAGCAGTTTTTGGCATAGTTTTTCTATACATCCATATGGTTAAGCAACATCTTACCAGTTACTTCATCAATACCCCTAATATTTTTGTAAATATACTTACTATCAGATTTTACTTTGTTTTTTTCTGTTTTTAAGGAATCAGAACCAAGATTTGTATATTGATTTGCATCAAGTTCTAAAAGTAAGTCAGTACGTTCTCTTACTGATAATGCAAAGTCTTTAGCAATCTTTTCAGCTAATTGTCTAATAGTAGTATCTTCCATAGTATTCATTAAATAGGTTAACATTATATCCCACTTACCCACCAAAGGTAAACGTTTTTTTTTACAAAGTAAATAGATGTTTATAACTAATTATAATCATTTACCTTGTCCTCTATATTTCTTACTGTAAATTTTACTGGATTTTAGGCTACTTGTTTTGCTTTTAGCGTGTATGCCTTTACGCTTTCTCTTAGGCTTTCTTTCGTAGTTTCCTGTTATTTGTTTTGCCATTACTGATGAAGTTTATTACCCATTACTTTCTCTACACCCCTGCTACCAAAATATCCACCTATGACCACACTAAGAAGTCCAGTAATAGAATCTAAACTATATCCCATATACCAACCTACTACATAGCTAATAGAAAAGAAAGCTAAAGTTAACGGTCTTACATTCTGTGCTAACCATCCACTTCTACTATCTGCAACCCATCTACGAGTTACACCATCCATTTCGGCACGTTCTAAGCGTAGTTTTTCAAGTGCAAGGTCTTTGTCCTCGCTTGACATATCAGAACCGCCTATAATCGCTTCTATGACGTTTCCTATCGGTGTATCTTCTGCTATTGCACCAACTACCTTTGGTATCTTTTGAAGTAGGAAAGAACCTACTGCGGTGTCTTTAAATTTCTTTTTAGGCATAGCGTACTACCAACTGTATTAGTATGTCCAAATAACTTGTTGTGCTTTTCCTTTTTCGGCAGTATCACAATGTATGAAGGTAGAGGCAATGCCAATCCTTGTAAATCCTGCATCAAGTAACGCTGATATAATAACGAATCTGCTTTTTGAGTCTGTGCAATGTATATCTGCTGCTTTGCCGATAAGGTGGGCAGACTTAGTTGGTTCTTTTCCCAATTTTTTGTAAATAGCGTTGTGGTGTTCTTGTGTTCTGTAGCCACTATTGATTTTAAAGGAAATCCCTGCAATGTTACGTGCGTTGTCCAGCTTTTGCAAGAAATCACTATCCATATTAACCCCGCTATTAGGAAGCGTTGGGCAAGCAAATTCTTCAAGTGTAAAGTATTTAAGATTTGTCATCGTGTTCTAACGCTTTATTTAAAAGCAATCTATCGATTGTATCGTCTTGCATTTTAATAATCAAATTCTCATAGGCATCTTTCTGACCTACTAACTGCTCTACCCTTGCTTCAAGTGAATCATTTTTACGTTGTAACTCTACAAGTTCGTTTGGGTCTTTACCGATAAACACATATATAGCCGCCCCGATAGTAGCTACTAAAGCACCTGTAATAAGCTTAAAGGTATCGTTATTGGTTTGTGGTATCTCCACATAAGAAAGGAAAATCAAAAGCAGGATAACAAATAAAAATACTACTCCACTTCCTATGTATCCCCTTAGTTCTCTGCGTTCTCTACTATTCATTTTCTAACTGCTCTATAAATTTGTATAACGGTAAAGGTTAAGGTGGCTAACATTACAAGCATCTTTAGTACTTCGTTTACCTCACTTACGCTAAATGCTAATGCCATTAAATTGCCAAAGTATAATCCAAATATCTTCAAATCTTCCATTATCTTATTTTGTAAAACAACCAAGCCTTTTCATCTCTTGGTTTACATACTACCATAGTTTCATTTCCTACATAGTAGCAAAGCTGATAGTTATCTAAGGTGTCTTTGCGTATAATACGCATACCTTCTTCTATTAGTTCTATATTGCCTTTTGCTAATGTAGATTCTTTGGTAAACCTTTCAAAGGTGTTGTTCTCTTTTATTGTTACATACTCCCCATCTTGGCTAACCCATAACCCATATATATCCTCTTGGGCAAATGTGAGTGTACTAAGTAGTATAAAAAATAGTTTCTTCATTATTTAAATGCCATATATATATAACTACTTCCTGAACCATTAACACCATCTCCTGTTGCGTTAATCTCAACGTTAGTATCGTTAAAATCTATAAAATTAGTTCCTGTTGCTTCAGCATTAGGAAGATTTGGAAATAATGCATTTTCTAAATCACCACCCCTTTTAGTATCATATATATACCATATACGTTCTGTGCCACTTGAATATTTCTTTATCATTATCCAAGATGCTTTAAAACCTGTTGGTAGTTGTATTCCATACGTACCGCCATTATAACTCCCTATCTTACTATATCCTTCAACTGAATGAAAGCAATATGCAATACAATTGTTCCCTGTGCTAACTCCACCTAAATTACCTTGTTGAAATGTTGTAGTATTAGGTACGCTTAACGAACTATTGGCTTTTGCAGCATCGTCATTTAAATAAAAAAAATCCATACTTCCGTCTATTATATCAGTATAAACAAACCAATTTGTAGAACTGCTTGATGCATTTTTCATTATCATTAATTCAGGTTTTGTAGCAACACCATCTATATTTAATCCGTGTCCTACTGTATGGGTAGTTGTAGTAGTCGCTGACCAATTTACAATACTAAAACCTTTATCACTTGCACTAACACTTGATGTTATTCCTGTTCCATTTGTATTAGAAACCGCATCGCCTCCGCCTTTCCATACCCAAGCTACAAAGTCAACATTGTCCTTGTTACTTCCATTATCCGTTGAGCTTGTTGCTCCTAATGTAAAACCATTAGCATCAAATGAAGTAAAATTATCATTAGCAGTTGGCAAATTATCTGCATCAGCCGTAGTATTCGGATATAAAACACCATCTGTGGACAAACCTCTTACAGAATCAAATGCCCTGTGATAATAAGCTGCAGTTCTTGATTTTATCCAAACTAAACCGCCATCTCCACCATTATCAACATCTAAATCAAACCCTACATTAGAAATATAATTAGTTGAACCATTCCCCTCATACAATACAGTCTTAAAGTTAGATGTATCTACTTCAGGCTTTTCGTTGTATAGGTCTGCTACTTGACTACTTGTAAGGGCAGATGAATAGATGCGTACTTGGTCTACCGACCCCTTTAATCTTAAATCAGTAGAGCTGTTTGATGGATTTTGACCAAAGTAAAAACCAGTACCACCTGAAACTGCCCTTCTTTGAGTCATAGATGTGTGTGAAACTGTTTCGGAAGTTTGCAATACACCATCTACATACAATTTAGTTTCTACATTAATATCTTGTGTAAAAACTATATGATGCCAATTATCATCTAGAGCAGGTGTTTGTAAGGTGCCTAAAAGCGTTGTTCCGTTGTGAATAGTATATGAAACTTTACTTGATGTTTTATTATAAGTAATTGGGATATAATCGCCATTATACACCCCCATAACCCACTTATCAGCATAACTACCATAATTGCTATCAGTAATATCCTTAATCCAAAAAGATATTGTAAAATCATTAGTTCTGCCAATATTAAAAGAAGTTGTGATAGCACTATTATTATTAAATACCGCAGCTTGACCAAATCTTCCAAACCTATACTCAATGTTCGTGTCAGTTCCGTCGTTAGTACCTACAGAGTCCTCTGTTGAATTGTCTAATTTATAATAAGCGACTGCATCACTACTACCATCTGCTAAAGGAAAATAGTTATCGTCTGTGGTGGAATCATATACACAAGCGGTTTCTCCATCTCCACTATTGTAAAGAGTATTTACTTCTGTTTGATTTAACGCTTTAGAGAATATTCTTACTTGGTCTAAATCTCCTTTATAATACTGTGTATTAAAATTACCATTTGTGCCTAAAGCCACACCCGTAGTACCACTTCCCCCATAAGAAGCAGAAGATAATGATTGTGTACTTACTAATGAATTATCTATGTATATCTTTCTTTCTAAATTAGGAACATCTATCGTAACCGCAACGTGATGCCATTGACTATCATTGAAAGTTTGAGTTGTAGTAAATGTCGTAGAATTGTTGCTATATCGTGTTAAAAAATATAGCTTACCATTAGTTAAATAATAAACATTTAAACTTATCCCAGCTCCCGCATAAACACTGTAGATAATACTATTACCTGAAATCCCTGTGTAAGAAGTATTCATCCAAAAAGAAACGGATTGTGAAACCTTTTGGTTTAATAAACCTGATAATCCACTTGAACCTGTACCAAGATTTATATAACTACTACTTCCATTAAACCTTGCGCCATAGTTTGTCTTGCCTCCTACTCCGAAGTCAACGTTCGTACTTTCTCCATCGTAATATCCACTTGCTTCCGAAGCATCGTAGTCCATAGTGTATAAAGCTACACCTGCACCTTCGCTAAATGGATTAGTATTGGATGCGGTTGATGATGTTTCAGCGTAAAGCGTTGCTACATCTTCTGCACTTATAGCTTTGTCAAAGATTCTTACTTGGTCTAATGAGCCATCAAAACTGTAAGAAGCTAACCCATCATCGCCACCTATCATAGTGTTTTCTGTTACATCAATACTTGCAGTTAAAGAAGATGTTCCTATTGAAGAACCATTAACAAAAGCCTCATAACCACTTGAATCCTTAATAACTACTAAATGTGTCCAAGTTGATGTACTCCAAGTTGTGGATATTGTTTGCACGGTTTGACCTCCTACAAATATTCTTAAATTACCGTTATATATACTGACAATATGCCTACCTGCATCTCCTGAATTATATTGTGCGTACAAAACATCTCCATCAGAACTTGATGTAATTGTATTAGCATTAAACCACAAAGAAACAGTATATGTCTGACCTAATAAAGTTGCCCCTGTGTCTATATAGCTATTGTTACCATTAAACACCGCAGAATTACCAAATTGTCCAGTAGCATAGGTTACGTTAGACGCAGTACCGTTGTAGTTTGTCGTGGTGTCAGGTACGTTGTTTGTTGTTCCTCCATCACTATCAAGCTGATATAAAGCTATGTTGCTACTGAATGCATTATTTGCACCAAATGCTTGTACCGAATCAGTACTACAAGCCGCCGCAGCCACCGCACCTGTATTTATTAATCTTTTGCCTAAAGCCATATTTATTCTATTTCGTCAGATGGGAAAAATTGTACTTTGTATTGCAATGCAGTCTTGTAAGACTTCTTAGCATTTACCTCTGCTTCTAACCTATCGGCTTCTGTAAGTATTCCTGCTCTTTCCGTTGCAATGTCTGTATCAATATTTATATCCCTCTCTGCTTTTCTTATAACTTGCCAATCTGTAGGTTCTAACATCTTACCTGCTTTGGACTTAATCTCTGAGATTTTACTTGCTTTGATGTCGGCTATCTTATATCTCTTTTCGGTTTCGCCTGTTGGTTCACCATCTTCTCCGATAATATCTACCTCTTGGCTAAAGTCAATATCAGTAACATCATAGGTCACTATCTTCTTAGCCTCATCAAAATATAAACCGCCTTTGGTTTGTGTTTGCCTATCGTAGCTTGGCTTTACTACATCATAAAACCCTTCTGCTTCTAACACTTCCTGAGATGCTTTTCTAAAGTTTAGCATTAAACCATTACTTCCATTGTAAGTATTTGGCAGTGTTTTGTGGATGTGAATCCCTGTGTTGGTTACTTGAGCTTTCATATTATTGTGCTTGTGATATTGACATCCAATAATCGCCACTTGCTATAGCAACGATTTGAATTAAGTTAGATACAGTTCCATCGTATGTCCCAGATACAGTCTTTGTTCCTGCAGGAAAAGTTGGTGTATGGTCTCCTGTTAAAACGAAATCTTTTACCATCCCTATATTTGCGTTTGCGAATGTAAAGGTAGTGTCTGCGGACATTGTTTTAGTAAAAACTTGATGACTTGAAAAATCAAGTTCAGTAGTTATAGCATCTGTTGTAGTAAACTCAGCACCAAGATGATTGTAGTCTATAACATCATCGGAAATCGTTAAAACAGTCGCACCTGTAACATCTCCCGTATGCGTAGCGTTTGGCGAGTCGTTAGTAATAGTAAAGTTTGGATATGTTCCGCTTGTGGTAATACCTGTTGAGCCTGTAAGGGATACGGTTTGGTCAGGCAAAGAGTTAGTTATCGTTACTGCTCCTGTAGTTTGATTAACAGTTATGCCTGTACCCCCACTTACTGAATCTACATCTCCTGTATCATCACTATATAATTCTGTGAAATTACTATTTATAGACACCATCGCATCTCTTAAAGTATCTCCTGTACCGTCATTTGGTGATGAACCTACATTTATTGTTTGTCGTGCCATTTTATATTTTAATTAAATATTGTTACTAAAGTTAAGTCAGCAGTTAAATCTGTTGAATCAACCCTATATAATTGGGTGTCATCAACGGTTAATGCTAATGTTTCTGTTTGACCACTCTCTAAAGCACCTAAAAAGCACTCAGGAGATGAAAAATGAGGTATAGCCTCTGCTACTGTAGAATCTTCATTACCAAATTCAGTATAACAATATATCTTGCCCCAATTTATTGTATTAGCCATATTATATCAATACTTTTTTTTAATTTTTGTTATAAATGTCTTTTGTAAATAGCTTTTAAGCCTCTCTACGTTTTTCTCTTTTGGTTTATAGTCGTTTCTTACAAAACCCATCCTTCGAAATTTGCGTTTTTATCAGGGTAAATATCATCGTTACTATTGGTGTAGTATTCAGGAAAAGTACCACTTGCATTAAAAGACATATAATCTATAAATCTATCGGTATAATACTGTGCTATGTTTCTTTCTTTTTCTATTAAAAAGTCTATTTCTTCCTTTTCTACGTTAGAAGCGTTTTCGCTACTATGCTTAAATATTCCCTTGTTTGCAATAGAATAAGCAGCAAAAGGTAAATACTCAACCATTGCCCAATGTACCAGCATAGGCTTTACATAATCCGTTACAAGCGTTAAATAGTCCCCTGTAAGTGTACTGGCTTCTATATCGTCTTGTAGTTTATTAAATAAGTCTGTGCCTAAGTAGTTTTTAATGTGTATGTCTTGTGCAATCTTTATGTACTGCAAAAACTTATCACTATCTACGTTGCCATTTACAGAAGTAAACTTAACTAAATCTTTCCGTGTTATAAATAATCCTTCTGCCATTTCTTATTTGTTTACAAATCCTTGATTAGGCATATCCTTTGGTTTCATTGAAACTTCTTTTTCATTTACAGGATTAAAGCCTTCCTTTCTTGCTTTGTTTGTGGATATATTAGGTTCTTGGTCTGCAAGGTTGCCTTCTGTTTTTCCACGATAAGTTTGTCTTAACCATTTATGATGGCAATTACCTCCACCCTTGTACTTCCATATAGAATAGGTAGATGCTCCGCCTAAACCCCACCCTTTGTTTACAGGTCTTTTACCCATATTTATAATATCCTCTTTTCTGTACAACTTGTTTTGGCTTGTCATTAATTTACAAAACTTCCTACTATTAGCAGAAGTTGTATTTGGACTGTATCTGTATCGTACTTTAAACTGTACCCCATCAATTTTTTTATCTTGTTTAGATTTTGTGTTTGGTAAAGCACTACCTGTACTTGCTAAACCTATCATTTTATCTAACGCTTCCTCTTGGTCATAGTCTACTTCTCTTTCGTCTACAAGTTCCCAATCGTCAAGGTTTTCATCTTCTCCAAACTCCTGAAGTAAATTAAACATTTCTTCATCGTCAAAATCAAACTCTTCCTTAGCCATTTTAACGCCTGTTTCTTCCTCTCTTGCTTCGTTAGTGATGGCATTGTCGGTTTCTATAAATTCAAGCGGTTGTAGGGTCTTAAAATACAGTTTTAAAGCTATACCATTTACCGACAATATATCGTCTATTGCTTCTGTTATTAAATCTTGGTAAGGCTTAATGGTTGTGTTGTGAAATAACAAGGATGCAGTTTTAATTTCATCTGCGTTATTACCAAGTCCATTACTACCATCTCTAATACCCAAAAGCAAAGGGGATGTAATCCTATGCGCTACCATTAACTTGTTTACACTTTCCGTAGATAGGTATTCATAATGTTGTGGTGCATCAGTAAGTGGTACATCGTCTATAGTAGTTTTGCTTTCTGCGTTGTTGTTAAAGGCTATAATTACTTTTTCGCCTCTTGCGCCAGTTAGTTTACGCATTACGTCTGACTTGACTTGTAACTGTTGCTCTCTATCAGGTATTCCGTTGTTGAAGTTTACAACCTTAGTCCCACTAAAGCCATTTTGTACGTCATTAATTAAGAAGTCAGATACTTCGCTTTCGAGTTCTGCATACGCTATACCACCCATATAGTCAGGTGGGCAATAGTAATCGTACCCTGACAAGTATCTTTTGATTATTTTAATCTCAGGTTCTGTACCGTTACCAAAACCAAAAGCTGCAATTCTCTTAGGTTTATCGTTTGGCTTTATTTTAGACCAGTCGTGAAAATAGTAGTATGCTTCTATCTCTCCATTGTCATTACACTTTTCTGCTCTTAGTGTTTGTCTTGGGAAGTGTTCGGCTCTTGCTACTTGCTTGTCTTTGTATAATACCTGAAAACTTGCCTCCCCTAATAGTTTAAGGTCAAAACTTACCTTTCTAAGACACGAATCGTGAAATATAGACCTAAGTGCCGCATATTCGTCTGTCTTAGTGCTACTGTCTAATGCATCCAACCCTTTACCGTATATCATCTGACTAACACCATTAATAATAGCGTTGTTTGTAGTAGACTCTATAAAAAGGTCTATTAGGTAAGTGTAAAAATCGTTATCATCTCCATACTCTACCCAATCCCTTTTCTTGTCCTCTTTTATTTGAGGTCGGTTGTAAGATGATAAACTAACTATGTGTACGTTTTCCATTATAAGAATATAAATTCATTTGTTGTGTCCTGCTCCGTATATTGGCTATCGTTTACCGTAAAGTCTGTAATAGCCTGATTGGTGCAGAATACTTTATCTTTAAATATTACATCGCTTCCTGACTTAACAGTAACCATATAAAAATTATCTTGCTTTACATCAAAGATAGCATTTAGCCTATTGTAGTACAAATTTTCTGTTATAGTATCTACGTCTTGATTGTAAACCTCCGTATTAGTTTGTTCGTTTACTATGGTAACGTTATAGGTATTACCGCTTGTAAAACTTCTTGGTATAAAATCTAAGTTTTGTGCAGATGCACTTTCTTGTAAAACTATCATATATATACAATAAAAAAACTTAAATTTTGTTATTTATAAAGCAAAAAAAAGGGCAGCTAATGCCACCCCTTAATTATAAGTATTTCTAACTATTAAACGTTTGTTCCCTCAGTAGGAGCAGCAAAACCAGCATTGGTAAGCGTAGTGCTTACTGTTTCATCTACTGCGGTTTTTACGATAAAGTTTGCAGGTTCAGTTTCTTGTGCAGAAAACGAAAGTGTATATCCGCTTAAATCCCCCATAGAACCTCCTGTAACAATAGTACCACCTGAGACTTCCGCTCCGTTTTTTAATCCCATTATAAACACATTAGAATTATAATCTTCTATTAAAACGTGTGGTCTGCCATAGGCTAATAGTTTTAATTCTTTGTTATCTTCCTTAGTTAGTTTTTTAAGGGTAAGATTCAAAGTCTGCTCAAAGAAGGTAGTGCCATTCTCTCTTGAAGAAGTTATGGCTTGTTCAAAACTACTGTTTCCTTTGAGTTCGTATTTATAACTTGCAACTGTAGACCCAACACTATCAACAACATCTGTATCTGTTGAATCATATACTGGAGAAATATCTCCAAAATCAACAAAATAGACATTTTTAATACCGCCTACTACATCCTTGCAAGGTTCTTTTCTTCCAAGATTTAAAGTACAACTCATTTGTTTTTTATATTAAAAAAGGGTAGGCAGATATAAAACCACCCACCCCTTATTGTTAGTTAATTAGTTCTTAGTTGGCAGAGTTAGCGATACCGTAAGTTACGATGTCATCAACAATTCCATACTCAACCCCTGCGGTAAATCTCATAACAACTCTTACGTTTTGAGAACCATCAAGGTCAGCCATATCTAATACTTTTATTTCCTGAGTATCTGATAAAAGACCTGTGCCAAAGTAGAGGTTGGATTTTTCAGCAGCAATAGCGGTGTTGTCAGCAAGACCGTTAGCAACAAATAGTTTTACACCATCGAAAGCTAAGTCTTGTCCCATTCCGTACCATAGTGTACCTTTGTTATCTACACCATTTGCACCTGCGTTGGAAGCAATACTTCCAAATCCACCCAATGCTCTTACATACGCTCTTGCAATGTTTTGTGATACATAGATATTCAAATCTTCTTTTCCATAAATGGTAGAAGGAATAGCATCTACGATAGAACCAAGTTGGTCGATTACGTTAGCAGCAGTAACTGTAGTACCTGCAATTTCTTGTCCAGAAGGCAAGTTAGCATCTAAAGCAATTTTAGTAGAAATTCCATCAAACTGTCCACCACCTACTGCGGCAGTGTCTCCTGTCCAAATAGACTGCTCTGTTCTTTGCGCTACTTTAGCAGCAACGTGTGCAATCAAGAAATCAGAGAAAGAAGAAGGTAGGCTATCGTGGGCAGAATATCCCATAGAAATAGCTTCCCAGTCATTCTGAAAGTCTGATTTACATAGTTGCAAATTCACTTGTTGAAACTCAGGTGTAAGTGTTCTTTCATCCAAAGTAATTGCAGATGTAGCAGTAAAATCACAGGTTGCATCTTTTACGATGTCATCGGTGCTTACTGTTTTGATAACGTGTTGATACTTTACGTTAGGCTTGATGGTAATACCACCTTTTTCGAGTGTAGGTGCAGAAAGAAGCGCTGCGGAGATGTAATCTCCTGCGAAGGATCCGTTGTAAGCTACACTTGCGTTTTGTGTTGTGTCTGTTGGCATTTTTTTTAAATTTATTTATTTTTAATATTTGATATTCTTGAAAAGACTCTGTCCATAGTTGTAGGTTGTCTTTTCTGTCCATAAAGTTTTAATTCTTTTTGTGGCTCTGCTTCAGGGTTGTGTGTTACTTTTTCAAGTTCTACTTTTTCCTCAACTTCTTCCGTTTCTTCTACTTTAGAAAGTTCTTCTTTTTCAACTTCCTCTGTAGATTCTACTTCTTCCGACATTTCAGCTTTGTTTTCAATCATAGCTTTGATGTCTTCAATCATAGATTTAACCTCTGCAAGTTCTTCTTTAGTTGCATAAGCCATTTCTTCTTCTGCAGCTTCCACTTCTTCTTCGGCTGGTTCCTCAGTAGGTTCTTCGGCTGCACCTATTGATGCAATAACGCCTTCCTCCTCTACTTTTAGTTGTTCGCCATCCTCTAAAGTGTAATCGCCTACAGGTAATGCTACCTTTTCATCGTCTGTTACAATAAAAACCTCACTACCTACTGCGAAATCTTCACTTTCTATAACAGTGCCGTTTTCCAAAGTAGCCTGTGCTAATTTTACTTCTTCGGATGCTTCCACCCCAACAAGTTCTTTTACTTTGTTTAACATATCTGTTGCTTTCATAAATATTATTTATATATATACAATAAATTTTATTTTTGTTTGTTATATTTTTAAAGTTCTTCTATTGTCCAATAGTACCCTTGATCTTGATTGTTATCAATAATCATCTCTTGGTTTGGATTTAATACTGCAGTTCCACTTGCACTTATAACACCATTAGTAAATACCATTTTATAACTTGTCCAATTAGAAGCATTACTGCTATAGGGTGTTGGTGGTACACTACTTAAATTGTCAGGTGTAGTATAACTAAACCTTCCTGCTCCTGAAATTTTTGCTAACAAAACATCCGAAGGACTATAAAAAGATATACTTGTTGCATTAAAGGTAAATGTTGAACCTGTGGTAGTACCTTGCCCTGCTATTTCATTGCCCACCTGTTCCATTAAAGCGTGCGCGTTTGACAAACTTGTAACAGGGTCGTTAGCGTATACACAAAAGGCATAGGTGTTATTAAATGAGTCTAATATTGGTTCAAATGCAACATAGCTGCTTACGGCTGGGGTTTGTTGGTCAAAATAGATTATTGGTAACTGCGAGGAAGTTGTAGTACAGGTAATAGTCTGACCTGAATTGGAATATCCAGCAGGTACTGTAATATCTACCGATAGAGTTCTTGTGGTTTCTGTTGTAACAGTTCCAAAACTTGCAGGTGTCATACTATCTATAGTTCCAGCATTTACTGATATAACTGCTGAATTATAATTACCACTTGCATACACAAGGAAACCGCTTATAGTAACGTCTGTACAATCAAATACATTATAAGCAGGTTGTGTAGCGGTTGTAGTACATACCAATACATCGCCTGTGTTATAATATCCTGCTGGTACAGTAATATCTAAAGTAAGTGTTTGTACCGTAGAAACTGTAACTGTAGCAAATGAAGCAGGACTACTTGTAAATGTACCTATATCTATTGTAGGTTGTGTTATTACTCCGTTTTCATCTACTGCAAAACCGCTGATTGTTATATCTTCACACGCTAATGTTTGACTTGCACTTTGTACCGCAGTAGTCGAACACACCAAAGTATCTCCAACGTTATAATAACCACTTGGTACTGTTATATTTACAGTTAAGGTTTGTGTAGTATCTACGTTTACCCTGTCAAAAGACGCAGGACTTGTAGAAGATATTGTACCTATATCCGTTGTCGGTGGTGTAATTGTGCCATCTTCTGCAACTGCGAATCCTGTTAATGTTATATCACTACAAGAAAGCGTAGGTGTTAATACCTGTGTTGCAGTTGTGGTACATTCTATTGTTTGTCCAACGTTTCTATAGTCGCTTGGTGCTTCTATTGTTACCGTTAGTGTTCTTTCGGTATCCACATCAACAATGCTAAAAAATGAAGGACTTGTTTGTGTAATAGTTCCTATGTCCGTACTTGGTTCGGTGACAGTACCATCTTGTGCAACCGCAAAACCTGACAAAGTTATAAGGCTACATTCTAATAAAGGCAATCCATCGCCCGTTATGCTACCTATACCCTGAGACTGATATTCTCCATCGCAACACTCTCTTGAATAGGTGTTAGTATCCCAACAAAGGCATCCTCTTCTATCGTCTTGTGGTACTGGTGGTTTTACCTTGTTATATCTCATCCTGCGTTTTGTGTTCTTTGTATAAAATATATAACATCCCAAACAAGACATCCATTTCCTACTGATGTGAATTTCATCTGCACTCCATCCTGTATAAAAGTAGAGTCTGTGTAGTACTGCGCCATTATGTTTTCGGAATGTTCTTCGTTATTGCCTTTTGGAAATGCTATCGTTCCTGCTACTCTTGATATCTGACCTGACCCTACTAATTTATATTCTAAATAAGTTTGATTAGCATTAGCGGCTTGGGCTTTAAAAGCTACCGTAATAATGTAAACGTCATTTTCATTTACACCTAAGATTTTTTGTGTAGCAGAATTGTAAAAATTAATGCTTGAATGACTTTTAACTATGTTTCCTGCATTATTAGGAAGTACCGTTTCTGTGTCCTGTATTAAGGATAGTTTATATGTTGAATGGTATTCCGTATCATCATATCTCGCCCAACCTAAATTAGCTGCTCCTGTTTGTGGGTAAACTATAACGTTTTCGTCATTATGCCCCATATAAAGGTAGTCATCTGTGCGTAGCATTGCACCATTTTCTATGTTTACCCCATCTACTTTCTCTTGGGTAACATCTTCAACGTGTACTCTATATGCAGTATTTCTTCCCATTATTTAATCGGTACGCAGTTAGGTACTCTTTTACCGTTTTTCATTTTGAATCCTATCATTTCATACCCATCATAACAAGGTTCTTTTAATGATGCTTCTAATAAATCAAGTTCTTTTAGTTTAGAACCTGCCCATCTAAGTCCTGCTTTGCCTCCCCATAGTAAATAAGATATAGTACCACAGGCTTTACTATCGCCTTCATCGTAATATTCCTCTGCTCTTGACAAGTAACTAAACATTCTTTTAATAGTTTCTACCGTTATGGCTTCACCTTTGGCTAATTGTTGCGCTCTTACTTTACCAACTTGTGTAGCACACTTATTATTTAACTTTTCGTTTAGTTCTATACCTCTTTTTGCATTGTTTTTTACACCATCAGGGTAATCTGCATAGCTTTCAAATTCCTGCTCATTGTCAAACAAGTTTGTAAGTTGGTCTAATATGTGTTGTGCTTCTTCTTCTTCAATTTTAGACAGTTCATCTTTTATAGACTTGTCTTGTGGTTTCTCTAACTTGTCTGCAAAGTAACCCTCTATTGAAAATCCTTTTACCTTGCCTGTTTTTACATAGTTATTCCACACGTCATCATTGTGTACCTTCATAGACACCATCCAAGTACCTATAGGCACGTCTAAATCGTAATGCCTTGTCTTATCCTTCTCGCCTTCTACTATCCAACTCTCAACCGCAGTAAGTCCTGTAAGCGGCATATTATGTTCTAAGGTTGAATTGTTTTGATTACCTCTTATAAAAAACAGTTCACTTGCTTTGCGTACAGTATCTTTTGAGAAGTAAATATAATATTCATCTTCTCCGCTTCTTCTGTAAATAGGTTTGTTAGGCACTAAAGCAGCACCCATTAAGATACGCTTTTCCTTATCTACTTCTGCAAGTTTAAACTCTTGTGTTTTTAATGCAATAAAATCTTCTTCTATTGCAGGACTTTCTACAACGCTTATAGCTTCAATTCCTGAAACGTCATCGTTTTCATCTATTACAAGTTCTACGATATTCATATTATAACAATATTATTTCTTAGTTTTTGTTTTATATTGATGCACCCTCAATAATGTTCCTGTCTAAATCTTGTGCGGTTGTAACATCTGCACTTACAACATAAGCTTTTAGGGGTTGTTGTTCCCTTTCGCCTATGGTTTGTGCTAATTGGCTTTCAGGTGCAGCACCTACTATGTTAAATACAGGTGGTGTTGGTCTTGATGATGTTGATACACCGCCACCTACTCTTGGTGTTGATTTTTTGGTGGCATCTACTGCTGCTTTAATTGCCGCTAATATACCTGCTGCTTGTGCTGCAAATGCAATTAATAAAGGTACGTTTTGTGGGAATCCTACCTTTGCGGTTGCCGCTGACCCTTTAGCTAAATCTACCCCTGCCTCCGCAGACCTCATTGTTATTCTTGATAAGGTTGCTTTAGCTTCCATTATTTGCTCCTTAATAAGTATTGCCTGTTTAGCAATAAATAATGCTTTACCTAATGCGGTTTCTTCGCCTATTATACCTCTTAGGATGTCCATATTTTTGAGCATATCTTCACGCTCTTGTGCTTTTAGTTCAGCTTTTAGTTCGGCAAGTTCTATCTCCTTTTCCTTTTCCTCATCCTTTAAATCTAACCTTTCTCTTTCAAGTGAATTTACATTTATTAACTGCTCACTTCTAAGCCCTTCTATCTGTGCAAGTATTCCTTCTTTTTCAGCTTGTGCTTCAAGTAATGCTATTTGGTTTTCGTCATTTTTGTTTTTATCAAACTGTGCTTGGGCTGCTGCTATTACCGCATCTGCATTTGCCAACATCAACTTTTCCTGCTCGTCTAATACTTTTGCAAGTTTATTATTTGCTTCTATTCGCTCTGCTATGGTTTTAGTTTCATCGTCCCTAATCTGTCTTAGCTTTTCTGCCTCCCTATCCTTTTGTTCTAATATTATTTGGTTTTGTGCTATACCTATGGCTGCCGCTTTGTTAAGTTCTGTTGTTTCTGTTGCAGCCTTTACTGTGCTTTTTGTATAATCAGTTATTCCTTTTACTACAGAAGGTGCTGCCTCAACTATTTTATCAAAGGTGTCAGGTACACCTGTCATAACATCTACCGCTTCCTTACCTGCATTTTTAACTTCTTTTAATGCACCTGTAAAGTCTCCCTCAATCACTTTTTTAACTGCACTCGCTAAGAATCCTAACGTATCTAATAGACTATTAAACCTTTCTGTAATGTTATTATAAATAGCATTTCCAAAGTCATATAGGGATTGGACTGGGTCGTTAAAAATACTTTTAAAATATCCTATAACAGTTCCTATGTTATTGTTCAAGAACGTAAATAAATCATTAAAGGCTAAACTCAAAGCCTCCATACCAGTGTTAAAAATATCTACAACCTGCTGATTTTGTCCAAAAGTTTCCTTTAAAATATCAAAAGCCTTTACAACCAAATAAACTACGCCTGTTGTTTTTCCTATATTTTTTATAGAAGTAGCAAAGCCTTTAAATCCACGTGATGATTTGTCTGTACTTTTCTTTAAGTCATCAAGACTACCCTGTAAGTTGTTTATCTCCTTGTCTTGTTGATTAACAATTTTGCCTAATTCAGATGCATTCTTTGCAGCCTCCTTATACTTTAATTCAAATTCAACACCTACTTTTTTGTATGCCATAACTCTGTCTTAAATATGTTGTATGCTTCCCTTACACTTTCAGGATATTTGTTTTTGCCTAATGCTATGGCAGTATGTTCCCCTGTTTGCTTTGTTTGTTTTGCTATTTCTAATAAATTTAATATATTTTCTATCATACCGTCCCTGTCCAATCTACTGTTATGTTTGTATTATCACAAGTTTTAAATCTTTTATCTACCGAATCGGCAAAGTACTTATCTTGGTTTTCTATTACAAAGTCTTTTACTTCGTTGATTAATTCCAAATGACTAAGACCCGTTGTAAGGTTTGTTCTTATTTCGTTGATTTTATATATTCTATCAAACACAATAATCCTATCTGCTAAACTTAGGTTTAATATTACCCTAAGAGGAAGGTAGGCTTTAAATTTACTTAACCTTCTTTTTTGGTCAAACGTATCGCCTATATAATTACTATAATAAGTTTGAAATAACGTATCTGTAAATACAGTTCCTGTATATTCGTTAAACTCTGCTTTAAAATTTAAGTTTTGGCTATCTGTAATGTCAACACTATTTGAAGGTATATAGTAATCTGTTATCCCTACCCTTAAACTTGATGTCTTTACAACTCCTATTTGTGTGCCATCTGTTATTTTCTTAGCATAGAACAAAAAGGGTTCTCCTAAATATGGGTCTTGTCTTATGTCAGCACTCCACCCCCATTGGGCATCTGTAAGTGTTAGGTCATCATCTGTTAGCCTCTCAAACTTGTGATGTTCAAAAGGTAGTTCAACGTTATATGTGCCTCCTTCTGTTTTGTAAACATCCTCGTAGTTTTCTGTCCCCCATTCAATATTAAATAACTGCTTGTGGTTTTCGCTAAAAAAACTCTTTAACCCTTTGTACTTAAAAACTATTCTTCTGTATGGCATCAAAGCATCTATAGCAGAAGTAGTAGTATCTAAAAATTCTGTAATGTTAAAAGTGTTTTTACTTTGTGCATAGAAATCGTCAAGTGTTTTTACCTGTACTATGCCATCTTTGTCTTGATAAGCGGTAAGGTTGAACATTCTAAAAAGTCCTGTAAGGAAGTCTAACGTTTTCATTTTAGGCAAATGCAATGCTGCATTAAAATCTGCATCTGTCTGTGTCTCTGACCTTCCTTGTAATTGTATTGTAATGTTCTTAGACCCTTCAAATTCTTTCTGCCATTCATTTAGCGTAACCTCTAATTGAAACTCTGCAGATGACTCACTTTCAAAATATACTCTATAGTTTCCTGATGGGTAAGCAGCGTATTCGTTATCGCTTCCTATTGTATGATTTCCATTTAGGTTATCTACTCTTTCAAATATCTCCCCATCGTTTTCTACTATTACATTGTAGTTTTCAGCGTTGGTTATTATTTTGATTTCGTATCTTAGTTTTACATCATCAGGGTTTTCGGGTTGTCTAAGAAAAAAGGTTTCGTCTGCAATGTGTTCTTCCCATACTGCCCTATCTTCGGTTGTACCACTTGGACAACAAAAAGTAGTTTTAGAGCGTATCTTATCTTCTTCAAATAATCCACCCTCTTTTCTGTGTAGCCATAGGTAAAGGTTGTAAAAATTAGGATTTGTTTTATTGAAAAAGTCTCCACTAAATTTAATACCAAACTTATCTTCTATTGCTTTGACTAAAACATATACCCTAATAGCAGGTTTTAGTTGTTCGTACTTAACACCCTGTACTGTTCCAGCATCATAGGCTAAGTTTCCACTTTGTGATTCAGTAGTAGTCGTATCATAAAACAGTCTTTGCGTGTGTGTAATTAAAGGCACTATTAAGGCATCTTCGTATTCTACACCGTTTATCGTTACATCTAAACCATCCTGTAAGTAGGTTGTTACGTTGTCAGCATTATAAGTAAATTCTATGTCGTATAGATTGTCAAGTGTACTTAACAAACTTTCTCCTAATAGGTCTTTTATGTTTACCGTGTCTCCAATAAATGTAAGCCTGTAGGTGTGTGGTTTTCCTTCTTTTAATGTTACACCCTCTAATCTTATTTTACCTGTCTTAAACGATTGCTGGTTAAGTAGTAACTGTGATGGTTTTTTAACTCCCGAAACATAGCCTACAACATCGTAGTTATAGAAGTGATTAAATATTTTGTTATTCTCCTTACTTGCAGGTACATTAAATGTTCTTGTAAAATTTGTAAATATCTTACTTATGTCTTTTACATTCTGTAGTGTTTGCGTTAGGCTTACCGCTTCATCCTTAAACAGTTCTACTTCTATACCCTCTATGTAAAGTTGTAGGTTTAGCATTATTTGATGTTGTTAATCTTGCTAAATGCAAATTCAAATTCTAATGTGTGGTTTATTAGTTTGTCGTTTAGTGATGTTTTGTAAGTATGTTCTTTGGTTCTTACAATTATTGGTAATGTTCTACCCTCCCATCTTATCCAAACATTCTCACTTAGCAGTAGTTCTTCTATAGCTAAATTATAATCTTCATTTACAAAACCTGAATTTAAAACTACCTTTTTGGTTGCACTAACATTGTATCTTTCTTGCTGCCCCTTATATGTGGGATAAGTTAAAGTAGATGTGTTTATAATATTTGCTTTGTATAATTCATCTGTAATAGCCATACTCTCTACAAACTTCTTAAAGAAATACATATCTTGATATGCACCAAATTTATTAACAAACGTTAGCTTGTAAGGTGTAAATTTAGGTTCACATACGTTGTTTACCGTTACCGTTTTGAGTAAGGTTGTGTCGTCAGTGTCATAGACTTGTATTGTGCTACTATCGGCAGGTATTGTTACATACTGTATCTTTTGATTTGAGTTACCATCGTCTGTTATTTGAGTATCTACGCTATCTATTGTAACCTTTCCTACCCCCTCTGCAAATATTGGTAATTTACCTGCAGTGTTTTCAGGCAAGTAAAGAGTATTATTACTTATTAGTAGGTTATCTGAAAGTTGTGGGTTTATACCATCCTCAAAATAACCATAGCCATCCATTGCCAAGTAATTATTTGTTACAGGACTACCACTTGCAAACTCATCACCATCTGCATCGTATAACCTTGTAATGGCAGTTACCCATTTGGTTGTGCTTAAATAGTCATTGTTAAAAGTTATATCTATGTAGTCTCTAACCAATTCACTTATTTCAAATAATATATTGTCTTGGGTTGATAATCTCGTTTTGGATAGTTCATATTTTAAATCGCTATCAGTATAAGTACCTGACGTGCCATCATAAATATAAAGTTCCAATTCTGCTCGGTCTAATACAGGCATAATTAGTTGCTATTAAATTGTATAAAAAAAGGACTCCTTGCGTTTATTCTCATCTTAGCTTAGTATATCGGTTGAACATCCCTGCACCAAATCAAAGTAGGTTACATTGTCTCCTGAAACTGTAGGAAACCCAAATGTGTAGTTATTTACAGGTGCTACACATATATCTACTGTACTGCTTGGTGCTAAAAAATGTGTTATTTCTTGGTTGCCATCATAGGCAATGTAATTTATTAATGCGTTTTCTGTTGTACTATGGTTTGTAACTCTATAATTTTTTTGATAGGCTATTATTGTAGTTGCTGGTTGTAAAACTTGTTTATAACAATAAGCCTCATAGCTTGTCCCACTTGGTGGTAAAAAGTTAGCCGAATCGTATGTAACCAACACATATAAGTTTCTTAATGTATCAACAGGTACAGTACCAAAACTACTCGGCTCTATACTATGAAGTGTACCTACGCTTACTGTTGGATTTGTAATAGTACCATCTGCTGCTATTGAAAGTCCTGTAATCTCTGTATCTGCACAACTAAAGTTTTGCAACACTACAGGTGGAGCAGGTTCTTGGTGTTCTATAAAGAATGGACTTCTTGCTTTAATCATTTTGTAAATTCTATAAAGTCATCTATATCTAATGCAAACTTTTCTATTAATTCGTCAGGTAGTTTTAAATAAGCGTTTTCAAATGGCTTAGTAAAAAAGAAACTTGCCCTTAAACCTTTCTTGTAAATGCTTCTTGCTATTACATAAGTTAAACTATCTATGTTGCCATCTATACCCTTCTTTCTAATCCAACTACCTATGCTTTTCCTTGCCTCTGCATTTAATGGCATTTTCTTGTATTTAAATCTACTGTCTCTACTCTTTTGGTATGTACTCTCAGCACCCTTTACACCTTCATCCTGATAGATACCATAGTCAGCCATATAAAACTCTAAAGAAAAGCTATTAGGACTAACGTTTAAGTCATATCCTAAGCTGCCTTCTAAGTCCCCACTTGATGATCCCGTAATGAATTTGTTATTACGATGCCTTCTAAGGTTTCCCTTTGACTGTTTTATAATTGTTTTAGCAAATGCCTCTAAGGCTTGTTTTGTTTCTTTAAAGGTCATTAGCAGACTGTCATATCATTTACTACCATTACACTAAAGGTTGCAGTCCATCCTGCTAATTTGTTTTCAAACCTATCTACAAATGGCTCACAAGTTACATCAGATTCTACTTGATACTTGTCTGTGTAGCTATCCCCTCTTTGTAGTTCGTTTATTACCCTTGTTAGTAGTGCAAGTTGTGTGTTTAGTACGTCCTGTTCGTTGTCGTTTCCTACAAAGGCATCTGTAACCTCATCGTTGGATATATCCACTATGTCCATTGCAAGAACAGAAATACTAAAAGTTGTGGTCTTAGTACCTACTACTGCATTGTTAACTATAATATGCGACAAAGGAAAGATACTCTGCTTATCTAAATCTACATCGTCAATACTTCCATAGGTAACCGTGTTTACAAATGGCTCTGCATTTAGTAGTGTTTTTAGTTTGTCTGTTACTTCGTAAAATCCTTTCATCTTTTCTTAATCATTGATTTTTCTAATTCTGTCTTTTCTTTTTCAAAGGCTAAATACATAAATGACTTGTGCATATTTAGTTTAGTAATGTTGTCGAATTGGGTAACATCTCCCTTAGCCAGTCCATAGATTGATTGATACCAACCCCACTTTCTTCCAAAGCTACTCGTTGCTGAGTAGTCAGATTCTCCCCCATCTCCTTCGCTAAATATTTCAGGGTAGTTTGTAACAACTCGTTGTTTAAACTGTAAAAAAAAACCAAGCAACCCATTACAACATCTAAAGGCGTGTCCTTGAACTTCTCGGTGTCCTCCTTTGCGGTGTATTCTTCTATTTGGTATCTATCGTCCTTTTTAAGTGTAACTGGTCTGTAAAGTACTGCCATAGCTTTGTGCATTGTTTCCCAATCTGATATGCTGCTATCAAGGTCTATGTACTCCCCTAAGGTAATGTCATCTAACTTTGGTATGAAACCGTACTCTACACCCTTTAAAGTAAATGTAGGTATTAGTTCTGTCTTTACGTTAAACATACTATTTAGGTCAGATACTATACTATTTACGTATTTGTATTTGATTCTTGCTATGTCTTTTAAATCCAGTCTGCAAAATATCTCAACCATTTTGTGTAACAAGAAGTTACTATTTTGGTTGTCTACTGTGTTTAGCTTTTCAAACTTTTGATATTGTTCTAATGTTATATCAGATAACTTTTCAGGTATGTATATGTCTATTTTCATAATCGTATATTAATACAATAAAAATACGACAAATATGTATAAAAGAAAAGGGGACATCTCTGCCCCCTAATCCTAAACAAACCAAATGAAAATCTATCTATAGGTTTCGTACATATACTTGTACAGTTCTTCTATCTTGTTTTCTAACTCTTTTGAGTTCTGTGTGTATTCTTCTTTTCCTACCTGTGTGTTTTTCTGTATCACAAGATGTATTTTTACTTTTGACTTATAACCACCTTGCGTAATAGGCTTTAAAACGACAAAGAATCCATTATCCCAGCACCACTTCTTGTGCAAGTATGGTCTCATAAAGTCGTTGTCTATCGCCATATCCAAAAAGCTATCTTAACAAATGCAAATATAGCTATGTAATATGAAAATGTAAGTATTGTAATATCTCTAATTGCTTTCTTAATGCGCTTCCTGTTTTGTTTAGCACAAATTTCTTTTTTAATAATAATGTAATCTTTCATTGTTTTATAATTTAAAAGGGGCATTGCTGCCCCCTGTTGTTTAAAAGTAGTAGTTAATTGATTCTTTTGCTGACCATCCTTTATTTACTAAATCTTTTGCAAAGTTTAATTTTTCTTGTAGATAGTCGTTGTGGATAAAACCTTGTTCTGTTAAATCTTTGTAAGGAAAGAATACCTTACCATTCATATCGACTTTACTTAGGTTTTTTAATTGTTTTGTTAATTCTTTCATTGTGTTATTGTTTTATGTTTATGATGTAAATATATAACCTTTTTTTTAATTAACAAATAATAAACAATTTATTTTTAATATACATAGTATTGTCCCCTATGTGCGTTATTTAACGTATCTGTTAATACATACCTAAATGCATCTATGCAGTCAGGATGTTCTCCTGTTGGTTTTGGTAGCGTGTTGCCATCTTTGTCTTTTGCCCATACATATCCTTGTAGTTCTCTTTTTAGATTTCTGCTTCTGCTTGTTACGTATATCTCGTTTTGGTTTATTAGGTTGATTCCAAAGTTTACACTATCCCTACCTTTTGTACAAGGGTAGATATTATGCCCATCCCTTCTAAGCGTTTCTATGGACTTCGGTTCAGCTTGGTCGGCAACTATGTTGTCTTTTATATTATTGTGCCTTAGAAACAAGCTAACGTCCCTTAAAACCGTATTAGACTTATAGAATACTTCATCAGCTATGTAGGCTTCGTTCCATTTGTATAATCCTATGATTGTAGTGGGGTCTGTATATCCAAAGTCCATACCGTAACCTAATAGCCTTGCTTCGTTTGGTACTGTATCTATCTCTTTCCAATCAGGAATACATACACCTTCTAAAGAACCTGTTTCACCTAAACCGTAAACCCTCCACCAATTAGACCAATAAGTAGATGTCTTTGCCTTATCTCTTGCTTTCTCTATTTCCCTTATTATGGTTTCAGGTAATGCATCGTTGTCTTTATAGGTAAGTGTAATGTAGTCCGTATCTTCTCTTCCTATTAGTTCCTTGTCCACCCAAAACAAACTTGATGGGTTGTAGTCTAACCATATTGTCCCTGATGTTCTAACTGCTAATTGTGTGTAAGCATCAAAGGGTACGTTATTACATTCGTTGATGTATAGGTCAGTACGTCTTGCACCTCTTAGTTTCAACGGTTGGTCAGTTGAAAAAAACTCTATGTAGCTTCCGTTTGTAAAGGTGTATTTTAACGTGCTTTTATTGTATTGGCTTTCTTCATACCTATTTAAACTTTTTAGGATAGACAAAAAATCCTTTACGCACCCACGCCTAAGATGTGGAATACTCTCCGACACTACACTAATCTCTTTGCCTTCGTTTTTAATGGCATAGTCTATTAGCAAACAAAGTATTGATATAGTCTTAGATGCACTTGTACCACCCTTAACTACTCGTGTCCTACTCTGTAGCTTTCTTAGCTTATGAAATGCAATGGTTTTCTTTACTCGCATACAAAATGCAGGTTAGGGTTGTGGTTATCCCTAATCCTCCATAAACAAAGGTAAGTCCTCGTTGATAGTAATGTCTTTGGTTTCTCTTGGCTTACCTGCGTAATAGTTATAGAAAAGTTGTACAAACTTAAAGTCCCCTCTTTCTACTCCATCCTTTAATGCTATGTAAGCTGCATCTTCTAATGGAGAAAGTTTCTCTATAAGGTTTACTTCTTCTGTCTTAGACTTTCTGCCTGCACCATCTCTTTTTCCTCCGTGTGCCATCTTGATATAACTTGATTATTCATATATATAATAAAAAAAACTATTCTTTGTTAAATAACAATGCTATTACTAAAGCTAATATTGCAGTTAAATAAAATATAGTTATTGCTTCAAACATCGTACAAAGTATAATATACAGTTAGTTCTTCGTTAGCCTTTATTGGTTTAATAGTATATAGGCTGCCTATCCTGCCCTCTTTTAGTATAAAGCAGTTAGGACTATCACTATGGTTTAAAAAGCCTCCTAATGGTGTTCTTATTAGTTCTTCTAAATAGGGGTTTATAGCATCTACTTTATGGTGTGTTATTCCTAAGTCATTTCCTGCTTCTATTTTTTCTTTAGCAAATACTCCTTGTCCGTGTATCTTGCTTTTCTTTATAGTCAGTTCTTTAGGTAGAGGTTTATACATTTATTAGTTTTTTAAGGTTTCTATGTTTTGTATTAATATCTCTTAGTTCTAAAAGTACCTTTGCGTATTTTCTTTTGTAGAAGTCCCTACCTCTATATTTAGCATTTTCTTTTTTAAACTCCCTGCTTACAAGTTTGTCTATTTTTTCGTAAACCTGCATATGTCTTTCTTCGTGTTGTCCTATCCAGTCTCTGTATAGTTTTAAACCGTGTAGTACTGTTGCGTGGTTCTTGTTTACTGATTTGCCTATCACTTCTAAAGAGTGTAAAGTGTATTGCCTACATAGGTTGTAGTACATCGCCCTTGTATATACTAACTCCGTTTTTCGTGAAACCTGTGTTAGGTCGTATCCTGTTTCTGTTTCTACTATTTGTTTAATCTTGTCTATTGTCATATTCTATTTCTTTAATTGCTTTTAATATTCCTGCACAAGCCTCGTAATCTTCCAAGTCCTCGTACATCTTTAATGTTTTATACATTTCTGCCATACTTACACCGTTCTGAAAGTCTATTAGTGCAAGTAGGTAAAACTCTTTCATTTCTTTATTCAAAACATCCTTATTTGGGATTGATGTTGTTTTAACCGTTTTGTTGCTGCTTCGTAATATTCTGTGTCTATTTCATATCCTGTTAAATTATATCCTAAGTTATGACAAGCTATTGCTATGCTTCCACTTCCTAAGTGTGTGTCTAATATTTTATCTCCTTCTTTTGCATAGTTCATAAGTAACCATTCGTATAGTGCTACAGGCTTTTGTGTTGGATGTATTTTATTACTTTCTTTATAAGTAGAGTATTTGTAAATTTTTGCTACTTTTTTAAAACTATGCCAAGCAAATTCACAATCGCTAAAACTCATACCTTCAGGGCTGCCTTTATCCCAAATACAAAACCCATAACAAGTGCCTAAAGGAAAATAATTACCCCCCCATATAATTTGGTTTTCACTAACTCTTTTTAATTGGTCAAAGTAATTAATATGTGGTGCTTTTTTATCCCAATCTTTGTTTTTAAAACCTCTACTTTTTTTCCTGCTATGTTTAGGTTTATTTCCTGCGCCCATATCCATATTCCCGACATCAATTCCATAAGGAGGGTCAACAATAGCAAGGTCAAACTTATTATCAGTAAACCCTGCCATTGCTTCCATACAGTCTTGGTTGTATAAATTAATCATATTTTTTCTACAAACTTATTATATAGTTTATTAAGATTATCTTTATTAGGTGTTAAGTGTGCGTCAAGATTTGAGTTCACATAAATAGCAAAATCAACTATAATTTGATATATCTCATTATCATTTTTATTAAGTTTCATAAATTTATTAAGTTGTGCAATCATTGCGGTTTTTCTTAATTTATGTACGCTTTTCTCCCAAGTGATTTCACTTTTTCTGTTGTAATCTTTTTCCCAGTTTTGGTTTATATTATGATATATAGATAGTCTAACATTATGCCTTTTATTTAGTTTTGAAAGACCATCATTAAATCTGTCCTTGTCTGTAAAAAAGTCTTTTACGGATGCATCACTAAACATTACATCATTATAAAGAGCAGCTTCCTTTTCTTTGAGGTTATTTGCTGATTTGTATATTTTTTCCCACAACCACACATAAGTGTCCTCTTGGTTTGTAATATTAACACTTGGTTTAGTTGCGTGGTATCTTATAAAATCAAATGGTGTAAGATTTTTATTTAATTTGTTTAAACTTAAAAAGACTTCATCTTGTTTCACTTTACTTTCTTTTAGTATAATGACACAATGGACTTCTTGTTCAGGCATTTCACTAACCGAAGATAATCTTTGGTATCCATTTTCCAACGAATACAGACCATTATCTAATTCAAATAGTGTCATTGCGGACATAAACCCATTCTTGACAATATCATTCTTTAGGTTTTTTATATGTGGCTCTTCTTTCCACCTTTGATGTCTTGGTATTACTACCAGAGGCATTAGGTCTTTTACTTTAAATGTTTTAATAATTGTTTTCATAATATTGTTTTATTGTTTTGGCTACTCTAAAAGGTTTTCGGCTACCCCTTATAATATTCCTCTCATTACATATTGGTCAAGGTCGTGTTCTTCTACAAAAAAGTATTTATATAAATCTGTTGCTTGTCTGTATTTGTCCTCGCCTCTTGCTATAAAATCTTGACTTGCTTCAAAGACTCCTATATCGCAACTGCCTTTGTCAATTACCAAAAAGGTAAACTTATCTACGTTGAATAGTTTTGTGTACAGATACGCTTGTAGGTCGTAGCCATACTTGTCCGCACTATATCTAAAAGAACCTATGTCTTGTGTTGTCTTAATATCTATAATGTTATTGTCTTTTAGTATATCTGCCTTACCTCTAAATGCAAGACCATCAAGCATTTCTATTGCAGGTACTTCAAACTCTGACTTGTTAATTAGTTTTATTGCTTCTTCGTTTCTTAGCAAAGCATCTGTTAATCGTTGCGCTTGTTGCTTTTCTTTTTCCAAATACACCTCTCCGTGTTCCTCAACTGCGTGTTTGTAAATGTTTGTGTTTTTCGAACTCGCCTCTACAAAATGCAAAGCATCTATCTTATGTGGTTCTAACACCATCCAATGCAATAGCTTACCTGCTCTTAGTGCTGGGGAATCCGTATCGCTTCCGTATTTTGTAACATTCCTATATGTCTTAGGACTTTTCAGTAGCATCTTTAAACTACTACTACTTAATGCGTGTCTGCCTAAATGCCCATAGTAAAATTCGTCATCGTACATCTGTGTGAGTATTTCATCTTTACCCCAAGCCTCTCCGTTTAATAGTGTTATCATAGTCCTAATATTTCGTCTTGTGATTCTTGCCTGTTTCTTAGTTCAGACTTTGCATCTTCTATGTGGCTTTTAAGTGTACTGCCACTTTCTATTATTTTGCGTAGTTCGTCATCTGTATAGAATGACCAAAGGTAATGTTTGTAATTATCCATCTTATTGTTTTTAACAAAGCTACTTATTAATATTTAGTTAACAAACTATTTATTAAGTTTTTTTAGCTTTTGTATGTAAAGCACTGAATCCATTAGTTCCTCTTGCAGATGATTAAGAAACGAATAAAAGCCATCAGGACTATCCTCTAAGGTCGTTCCGTATTCCTTCTGTCCCTTTTCACTACGTTTGTCCATTATGTACTTTACATCTTCTACTATGCCATCTGTTTGCATCTCAAAGTATTTCTTTTTACTATCACTCATAATCCTAATTCTTTTTCTTTTCTTAGTATTGCTATTTCCTTTTCCAGTTCTTGTACTTTCTTTTCTGCTTTTTGCGCACGTTCTATTGCTCTAAGTTTTGAAGTTCTGTATTCATTTAAACTTTCGTTGTAGTATAGTTCGTTTGTGTATATGTCCGTTATGTAGTAGTTGATGTCTATAAGACTTTCCATTAACTTATCTACCGTGTCGGTTGGTTTCTTCTCCTGCCACTCTAAAAAAGTATTTGCTATAATATCAAAGTTGGCTAAGTAGTTAATGTGTTTTAAGTTGTGTATCTTTTTGTTCATAGTATCTCAGCATCTATAACAGGCAGCATAGCTACCTCTTTTTTTATTTTATTGTTATTGCTAAAATGGGTTGTTTTATTATGGTATTGTATTTCCCACTTTGGTTTCACAAGGTACAAATTAAATTTATATACTCCCTGTGGTGTGGAATTTATGTAGATGGGTATGTCTAAGTTTTCGTCTGCCTTGCTAATCATCGCATCGTACTTTTTCTTCTCTATAAGCAAAGTATCGTAGTGTGCGCCCCTACATTTAAGTTCTATCCTATGTTTACTTTCAGGACTGTAGCAATCCCATTTAGACATCTGTTTCCTTGCCTTTACTAAATCAGGGTAGCAACAATTTTGCAGATATAAAAATAGGTCATTTTCGCTCCAAGTTTTCACAGGTATTGTTTGTATAGTTGTTCTAACTTTTTATAAACGCCATTTACAAAACAAGGAGAGCAGTTAGTTGGTTGTGCGTTATCGCTAAATACTCTGTTATATATTTCTAACATCCTTTTCTGTTCGTCTGATAGTATTGTGCTTTTGCGGTTCTCAAACTTCTCTTGTAGATAGTTGTATTCTTCTTCGTTTAAACATTTAGGCTTACGTCTTGGAAATAACTTGTTTAGTTTGTCTTTACGTTCATCACATCCACAATCATCCCCTGCTATCCATTTGACCGCTTTCTTTATTCCAGTAGCCTTAGTAATCTTTTCTACCGTATCGCCTAAACCTTTACTTGCGTTTTCGTGGTTCTTCTTCCACTCCTTAAATTCCTTTGTTCTTTTGTCTCCTTTAAATTCTGTCATAATCTTTATTTAAGTAATCCTCAAAGTCCTCTTTAAATATTTCCCTTAGTTCTTCTTTACACTTTTTTAGTGTGTTAAATATACTTACCCAACTTATGTTAGTTTCTTCTGCTATTTTTCTAATAGACATATCTGTATCTCTGTACAATCTAAATAGGGTTTTATCATACCACCTCCAACCTTCTATGTGGTTGTCTATTTTTGTGGTTATGTCGTTATATCCTATTTGGTCATCCATTTCCGAATCGTCTGCAATTTGAGTATAAGTTTCTTCATTGTCAATTTCAATTTTTTTGATTTTGTTTTTAGCATTACAATACTGTAAAAAAATCGAGCGCAAGGTAAAATAGCAATAACCCCTGCTAACAACACCTTTCTCAATGATTTTTTCTTCACTTGCATATTTATGTAAAGCAAGATACATTTCCATTACGACATCTTCAGCGAAATCATACTCACCAAAAGAATGTACAATTTTAATCCATTCACTATGCCTTGCAGCAACTTTACTTAGCCATCTTGCCTCTCCCATATTACGTTTATACTAATTACACCTAATAAGCATTGTAAAGTATATTCCGTAATTTTTGTATTGTTTTCTGTATATGTTTCATCGTGTACTAAAGCACCAACAACAAAACCCTTAATAGGGCTTATTATTATTTCAGCACGTACCACAAATCCAATAACTGTAAATATACCACCTATTGTCATCAGTAACATAAATAAATGTAGTATTGGACTTGAAAAAATGTTTGGTTCTATCATATTTGTATGGGTTTTATTTCTTTGTAGTTAAGTAGGTCTTGCCCTTTGTATTCAAATCCTACATTGTTTAAAGCCATTCTAAGGCTTATAGGTTGTTCGTATGGTGTACACCTTCCGCCTGTTTCGTTTTCTTTAACCTTTAATACGTGTATGTGGCTATACATCCAATCGCTTGGGTGGCTTGTGTATCTATGTATGCAGTAAACATCATCCGCACGGTTACCCCATTTACCTCCACCCTCTACACCTGCTAAACCTAATGGCATTGGTAAGTTTTCGTATTCGTGTCCTTTTATGTGAGTTTTTCGCAGCGATTCGGTCACTCCGTGTGAATTTAAGAATATCGTTACATTTTTCTTTTTTGCAAATAGTCTAAACTCACTACTCACTTGATAGTCGTACTCGTGGCTTCCTACCGCTCTTAAAAGCTGATGGTCTTTTGCTAAACTATTGTAGGGGTCTATAAGTAAACCATCATAGTCCCAAGCATCCTTTACTGCGTTGGCTTCTTTTAGCAAATCCTTGTAAGTGTATAAATCCTCAACGTCTATTATTTTAAAATGCTTATCGCACCATACTACCGCATCGGCTATGTCTTTTTCTTCTGCCTGATGTATTGGTGTACCCATTTTAAATTCTATAATCTTTCTTACTATGCTTTGTGGTGTGTTTTCGCTTGACCAAATTAAAAATCT